AATTTCAAAGGTGCGATAACCAGTACCAACACCTTCAAATTCATCAGTCTTTTCGTCAAAGATACCTCTGCAATCTTCACCATCAATAGTTACATCAATGGCAAAAGTTTTTTGATGAATGTTGTCAACTTCATCAACCAAGGCATCAAAGACGTTCGACATTCTATTCTTCTTCTTTCTTCGGTGCAGGTTCGATTAAACCAGCTTTACGATAAGATTCTAATAAAGAAGTAGGTAATTTTTCACACTTTTTACCTTTTAAAAATGTAATTTTAGTATCTTCTTTTTTCGCTTTCCACTCAAAAGTTTTTAACGCTTTTGGTGCAGTCTTACCTAACAACTTAGTAGCAGGTGCAGCAGGAGCTTTTGGTTCAGCCATTTTCATACTCGCTTATTTCAATGTTTAAAGTAGGTGGTCAACCGTCACCAGTGACCACCGTTAGAAGTGTTATTAAGCACCTGCATCCGTTTGAATAGTTACAATCGAATCAATATCTGGCAAAGCAGCTAAAGGTGAAGATTGTGATAAAATATTCTCAGCAGATGGGTTTTCTGTTATGTAGTTCTTACTGAACTGTTTAACAGCGCTCAACTGGTGCATATCTTTAATTGCACCGAAAGCAACAGCACCACTAGGTTTGTTACCTGATAACACAACACGACCAGTGTCTAAGAATGGAGTCTTAGTCTTAGTAACAACACCAGCGTTATCAATAGAAACCTTCGTGTAGAAACCAGTGTATACCCAACAATCCAAAGTACCTAAAGTGCCACGGTATTGAATTTCTTCATTGTTGGTAACAGGTGCAGTAGAGAAACTAGTAGTTTCACCACGTACTTGTGTATCACGTAATTTCTGAACTGCTGAAAACTTGATGATATGTTTCCAAACTGATTTTTCAAATAAAGCGCGAGTAACGCTAGAATTTGAATTAGCAGACCAATCTTCCAAATCATCTAAGATTTGTTGACCAGTGTCAGTTGCAGGGTCTAATGTACTCCAACGTGCAGCACCAGTAACACTAATATCGTTATTAGCACTCATGCCGTAGTCAACTTGAACAGCAGGATGACCTTCACCTTCACAAACAATAACACCACCTTTAATCAGTTGTGATACTTGTTCTTCAATACGAACTGACAAACGTTTCTTATGGCGCATAACCATTTTACCACGTGCAGCAGCAATACGTGCAGAAATGCTTAATGAACCAGTAATGGCTTCACCTGCTGAACGTTTAACACCGTCTTCTGGTGTGATTTGGTCTAAGTCTTTAACATAAGGTACAGCGAATCTCATTGTATTGAAACCTTCTGTACGATTAACAACACCTGCAACCATTGGTGAAACATATGGTGCAATTGTGTTATCTTCAAAAACTTTGTCAAAAATTACTTCTTCTGTTTCAAATGTAAATTCATTCGGACAAAAGAAATTTGTTAAGTAAGGTGAAAAATCATCAGATTGATTGATCACACCTTGTAATGTACTAGTGCTATATAAATCCATGATTCACTCCTAGACTTGTGGTAGTTGTAAGTTAATGCCACCATCATTCTGAAACATTGCAGCTTTATGTGCATCAGTAGGTGTGCCTGAAAATACAAGTAAAGCAGGGTTGAATGAACCTTCTTCATATACTTGTGCGTTTGATTCAGCAGCAGTTGTGTCAATGTCGTATGCTGCAATAGCACCTGCAACATTAGTACCGTTAGCACCACCTTCTGCATACGTCACCCATTTCTGAGTAGCAGTATTGAAAGCCATAACTTCACGTGCTGCTATTGTTTGACCAATAGCTACAACAACTTTTTTAGTGCGAACTGGTTTGTCACCTGTGAAAAAGTCATCAGGTGCGATTGAATCAGTTGAACTTAGTGTTTTCATGTTCTACCCCTTAACCTACTTGTTTCATTGATTGCATTGTGAAAGCAACAGGGTCAGATTCAGCAGTAATTTCTTCTGATTCATGTTCTGCACCAACTTCTAATTTTTCTTGATTACCCATTGCAGCATTTAACGCAGCAGCAGGTGTTTCAGTAGTAGCAACAGGAGCAGCAACAGGTGCTACAGCAACAGGTGCTTCAATGCCCGACATAGAAAGCATTGTATCTGCTTCTTCAACGGTCATTGATGTACTAAACGCCAAGTGGTGTGCCATTTTGGTACGACCTTCTGCGTTTTCACTAGCAAAGATACCTTTGATGCGTTCTTGCATCTCAATACCACCTTGCTTAATACCAGCAGCAGTACCAGCTTTCACACCAGCAGCATTCGCATCAGCAAGAGCTTGTTCATGGTCTTTATCAGACATGTTATTCTCCAAAGTTATAGTTGTGCCACTGGTATGTGACAATTTTTCAACAAAATCAATACAAGATACTACATTATCGGCTAAACCAACGTCAACAGCACTTGCACCTAAATACGTCAATGCTTCTGTTGCCAGAATTGCATCAACGGACATTCCACGATATTTTGCTACACGTTCAGCAAACATCATGTGAATATTATCAAGGTTCGCTTGAATGCGATCCTTTACTTCTTTTGGTAATTTTTTGTAAGGATTACCATCAGCTTTATGTTTACCAGCATGAATTAAAGTGACTTCAACACCTCGGTCTTCCATTGCTTTTTCAACACTTGTATGTGCGGTGATCACACCGATTGAACCAACAGTTGCAGTTTCACTTAGTACCACTTCATCACAAGCGCTGGCAATAGCATAACAAGCACTGCATGATAAACTACCCACCATTGCTGTTAATTTCTTATTACCACGTGATTCAAAAATATAATCTGCTAACTCAAAACAACCTGTTACTTCACCACCACCTGAGTCCATGTCAAATAAAATATTATCAACATCATCATCATTAAGTGCCATATCAAGATTAACTTTGATACCGTCATAACCTGTCATACCACTATAAGGGCGTAACGTGTTCGTTTTAGCGACTAATGAACCAGATACAGGAATGATAGCTGTACCCGATTTAACAGCGTAAGGTTTGCGTTCAGAACGGTCTGTATTGAACCCAAAAGCACCCTCTTTCAATTGGTCAAAAGATAACTTTTCTTCACCATTGAACAACGAATTGACTTGAAATCTATCAGCAACAGCACCGATTAGAATTTCAGCGTAACTTGGTTCAAGTAATAAAGGTTGGTTAAATAATTTGTTCTTTAAATTTATAAAATTATTCATTGGTATGTATCTCTGGTGATTCGTTAGTATTTGCTTCATTAGGTGCAGGTTGCATCCAAATAGCGCTTCTACCACGTTTCTGCAATTCTTCTTCTTCACGTGCTTGTTGATCGAACACTTCTTGGTAATCTAAGCCCATGTTACCTAACTCGATTTCATAAGTCGATAAACCTGCTGTTATTTTTTCAACAGCTTCTTTAATTCCTTTCAAACCGTCAATCTGAGTTTTACCAGAACCAATCCAATTACAACGACACCAAGCGGTCTTAGCGTCATAGAAATTAAACTTACCTTTAGGTAAAACTATGTCACCAAGTTGCATTGCTTCTTCAAACCATAGTTCAAATATAGAGCTTGCAAAACGTTTAGCAATAACTTCTCGTTTACCCATGAAATAACGGTAAGATTCTGACATTGCAGCACGTGCAGATGAATAATTCGTTTTACTGAAATCACCACTTAACTGCTCGTAAGAAACACCTAGTGATTTCGATATTTGACGCAGTATACCAGCTTCAAATTCACCTAATGAACTATTTGGTGCATTTACACCTTGTAGACTTAATTTCTCATTAGGGAGCAAATGGGGGAGTTTTACACCGTCAAGCTTGATGTTACTGTTTTCATGCCATGACGCTTTCGTGTTCATGAAATTATTTAGCATGGTTGAGGCATTATCACCACCCAACGCTTTAAACACTTCTTCACTGTCTAATTCAGATTCGATAACAGCAGCATACATTGCATTGACAATCGCATTTTGCAAAGTTGTTGACTGAAATTTACTGAGCATTTTCAACTTACTTAATGCGGCAAGGAAATTATTTGCACCACGTGTTTGACCTTCACCCGTTGGTTCAAATAAATGAATGAATTGCTGTCTACCCCATTTTAATTCACGTGGCACGTAAACCCATGAGTATTCATCTTCAAATAAACCATTGTTCGGATGTTGCTTACGGACATGATACCCAACAGCAGCACCACGTTTATCCATTTTAACACCTGCACGTAAAGTACCTGTATTCATTTCACCATCAGGGTTACTTATACGAGCATAATCAATCAATCGAATAGCTGTTTTATAATTGCTACCACGCTTCTTGAACCACTCAGCTTTTGCCGTGATTTCACCCGTTTTACAGTGTGTCCCAACGGCTTCACGAATCATCATAGTGAAGGTTCGTTTTCGCTCAGAATCAATGTAACAACGGCTATCTTCGGCAAAGTTAGTAAACTTTGCTTCAACGTCTTTGATAAACTCAGCCATTTCTTCACGACTAAGACCAAGCAATCGGTAATTAGGTTTATAAACAAGTTTGAATTGATGACCGACTACGTGATCAACATGAAGTTGCACACCTGATTTAGCGTAACCATCATTGCGTACTAAATCAGCAGCACGTGCATTACCGTTATCAAAGTCAGGAAGTATAGCAGCATCAGCAGATTGACTGTGTGTTTGCCATGTAGCTAACTCACCACCAAAACCAACACCTGCACCTTGATACGCTGACATTGACCCACTAGTGAGGGGATTACCTTGTAAATCAACTATCGAATTAGCGTTATTCATTTAAAATACCATTCGGGCAGGTCTACGATTACGACCACCAGTTTCAGGATTAATAGCGGCTTGTAATTCATTGATATAAGTCTGTAAATCAGATTTATTGACTCTCGTGAATTCAACCATTCTACCACTTCGCTCAACTTTAACTGCTTTTTTACCTGTAAGCAAGTCGTGATAAGCATCTTGAGCTTCTTTAAGTAAACTCGTTAATTTTGTTTTATCGTAACCACTGAATATGTTTGACACATTTCACCCCTAACTGTTTAATCGTTTGGCAACATCTAAAAAGTTGTTTTTTACCGTTGTATTTCTTTCAGGATACTCAAGTTGTTCAGCAACAATTTCCAAGTTCAAACCGTAATGCTCAACTGAAATTTTATATGCACACAGTGAACCTGATGCACAATCTATCGGTTCATTTCTCCGACTACCTGCATCATAAACCATCACCATTCTTCCACGATGTTTTTTCGGTACTTTAACCTCTGCACATAGTTGTGTAAAGTAAGTTAAATCACACCAGTCAGCAATAGGGAAATGATAGAACCCTGATGTTGGTTCAAGCAGGTCATCAGTGACTAACCTTAGACGGTTGTAAATAATGTCTTTAGCTGCATCCGTTCCAATCATGGTCAAGTATACACCATGTTTTGTTCGCTTTCTTGGATAGTTAATTAATGGTTCACCATAGGTACTTGCACCCTTAGTTGGTATGACAAAATTAATACCGCAACGCTTACTGAATTCGTAAACCTCAGTCGTATAGTGACCACCACTATCAAAACAAATACGTGTAATAGGCATTTCAACACCATCTTCACGCATGTAAGTAGCGTTCACCCGTTCATGCAGTCTATCCCACAACTCAGGTTGTGCTGGATCACCACGCAAAATGAAATAATCAACTAACCATGATTCATTGTTCGCTTTACCGTTTTCATCAACACCGTAAACCCTGATTTCACCTTCGATACGGTCATCTTGCATGTCAAAACCACCAAACAAAGCAACACCACGTTTATTAAAACCACGTATAGAATAATGTTCTCTACGGTTGTGTAAAATACCTGCATCCAATCTTTCCGCATCATCAATATCTGCCCATGTTTCACCAAGAGTTGTATTCACAAATGTCTTTAACTTACTGATATCACCGTCTTTTTTCAATAACTTTTGTGCAATAATAAATTCACTGACAAACTGTTCCCATTGCACAAACGGACTATATGCTGTCCAAATATGAAAGGAAACATGTTTAGGTGTAGCAATATATGAACCATTCTCATCACGAAAATAATCCTCGCTATCTACCCATATACCACGTTCTTCATCTATCCAAACACCACCATCATTCATGTCTGGTAAATCATTATTATGTATCACGCAACCGTTGTGTTCACACACATAAAAACAAGTAGTTGGATCTTCATTTTCCCACTTAAAACCAAACGATTCATCCCGACCACCCCATTTCAAAATCTGCTTTTCACCGCAATGTGGACAAGGTACTTTGAACTTCAAAAGACAGTCAGAGTTCATGACTTCTTCTTCAATAATACTACCTAATTTTAAACGTGGTGTGGTCATTCTCACTGACTTTGGAAATATAGAACCTTCGGTACGTTTATCCCCTAACATCAAAGGGTTACCTTCCCCTTGAATGTCGCGTTTAAACGATTCGAGTTCGTCATAGTAAACCAAATCAACACTTAAGCGCCTGTAGTTCGCTGCTGATTCACCACCCAAAATACGCAAGGATGAACCAATAAATTGTTTTAATTTCTGCGTATTTTTTGAAGACTTTTTACCCAATTCAGGGAATATGTCACGCATACATTTAACATCACGCAACATCGTGTCTATTTCTGTTTTACAAAAATCCTCTGCGTCAGAATCACGTGGCTGATAGAACAACTGATTGCGTTTCTTATGTTCAGCAAAATAACCCGTAGCAGCTAACATTATTTTAGTCGCGCCAACACGTGCCGACTTGATCCAATCAATTATACGAATGTCATCATTACTGATAGCGTGACATATTCCCTGAATTGGGTAAAAAGTCTTC